ACATATGCGGATGATATATTCAAAAAAGATTCAAATATTTTAAAGGGGGGATTAACTAGAAAAAGTGCATTAAAAGATATTTTAGGAATGGTTATAATGCCTATGCCAAATAATATTTCAGATTCAAATAATGTTTCTTGGGGTGATGATTCTATGAACAACCTTACTGCTGCGGCAGCAAATGATGTTTTATCAAATCTTTCTACTACTGCCGCATTTGCGGTTGGGGGAGGATTATTTCAAGCATTAACTGGTATTGGAGGGGCTTCTGCTGGAGTTTCTACTAAAGTGTATTTTGATTTAATACAAAAAGCACTTGCATCTGGAGATAATGGAAAAACAATTGGTGGTGCTGCTGGTGCTTCTAAACTTCTTTCTATGGCTGGATTTTCAGTTTCACCAGAAAGTATTTTGGCACGAGGTGCCGGCATTATTCCCAATAGTAATATAGAACTTTTATTCAATTCACCCACATTGAGGGAATTTACATTTCAATATAGAATGAGTCCAAGGGGGAAAGATGAAGCAAAAATAATTAATAACATCATAAGATTTTTTAAACAAGGAATGGCAGCGAAGAAGCAAGATGGAAAAGCAGGGGCAGCATCCTATTTTTTAGGAACACCAGATGTATTTCAACTTTCATATAAAACGACAAATGATTCTCCGATCAAAGGTGTGAATCGTATTAAGACTTGCGCTTTAACTGGATTTGCTATGAATTATGCTGCCGATGGAAACTGGGCGGCATATGACGAAGGACAACCAGTATCTGTGATTATGAATATGTCATTCAAAGAACTTGAACCAATTTATGATACTGATTATCAAAATAAAATTGATGGCGAAAGAAATGATCTCTATTTAATTTCAGATGAGGACATAGGATACTAAAATGGCATATTTCAGAGAACTTCCAAATATCTCATATATTTCTCGTTTGCCTGATGTAAGCTCAAACGAAGAATATATTACTGTCAAAAATCTCTTCAAAAGGGCAAAGTTAAGAACTGATATAGTCAATATTATTACTGCTTTCAATTATTATCAAGTAGAAGATAACCAAAGACCAGAAGTAGTTGCTTCTAAACTTTATAATGACCCAGAACTTGATTGGGTTATTTTAATTACCAACAATATTACAAATATAAGAGAGCAATGGCCTTTGAGTAATAATGATCTATACAATTATATGTTAGATAAGTATGGATCAGAAGAAGCACTATCATCCATTCATCATTATGAAACTATTGAAGTAAAGGATGAATATGACCGCCTTGTGGTGCCTTCTGGACTTCAAGTAGATTCAAATTTTACAGTTACTTATACTAAATTCAACAATACATTATCCACTATTTCACCCGTGAAGCAAGTAACAAATTATGAGTATGAAACTAATATCAACGAAGAAAAAAGAAAGATAAGAGTATTAAAACCAGCATATCTATCGGTAGTTATAACAGATTTAAGAAATATAATGAAATATGACCAATCTTCACAATATGTCAATCAAACTACTAAACAATCTTATAATCCAAATCTAACAGGCGTATAAAAACCCTACAGACAAAAAAATCCCCGGAGATTTTTTCCGGGGATAAAGGTAATTAAAAGTTGATTTTGAAATCAGGAGTTAGCAAGAAGAGTTCCATATTTTTGTATATGATATCCAGTTTTTTTAGTTTCAATTACAGCAGTTTTAATACAATCATAAACAATATTATTGTATATTATTCTTTTTGCCATTGGGTGTTTTCCGCCAGTTATATTTAAATCTTTTATTCCTTTATTCCAAGGAACTTTTCCTTGTGTCGCTTCACTTATTTTTCTTTTAGTTTCTTCTGAATGTTTAGGTTTAGTTTTTCCTCGTGCCCTCAATCCTTTTTCTATATCTGATTGTTTTCTTTTTTCAGTCATAGTTTTTGGAGTTCCATTATTTGCTTCACTTATTCTTCTTTTATGATCCTCGGTTAGTATTCTTCCCTTAATAGATTTACATATTTTTTCTATTGTTTCTTTTGATACCTTTCTGCCTTTACAAGCAAGACTTAATTTCTGTCTTTGCTCTAAACTCATTTTTTTGCCTTTATTGTAGGGATTTGTCCCCTTTCTACTAAATCCGGTAGAAGTTTGATATGCTCTATTAGCAAAGTGGGGATTTTCTACAACCTTATAATATTCTTGTAATATAATCTCATCAACATATGCTTCTTCTCTTGTAGCATAATCACTTTTGAGTATTATTTTTTGAGTTGGTTTGAATGTTTTATCTTTAAATGAACCAAAGTAATTTATATCTTCTTCCGGTAAGCATTTACAAGTTCTACTACCAATATATCCTCTATTATATTCCTCATAGGAATAATAGACATAGTGATACTCCGTTAGTTTCATAACTGCTCTTTCTAGTTCGCAATATTATTTATATGATAAAGGGGGAGATTTCTCTCCCCCATACCTAAAAGGTGCGAACTAGTTAGGCATTACTATTTATTGTGCGGCCAAACGGGAAAAATAGCTGAGAGTCTCATCTTCATCATCCTCATCATTAGAACTAGACGAAGAACTAAAAGAAGAAGTACTCTTCGTTGAACGCTCTACCTCATACTCATCTTCTTCTGATACTGTTTCTGGATCTTGGGTGCGAGCACCTTTGGTTCCAAGAACAGAAGAAAGACGCTTCTTCAAATCATCATAAGACTTGAACTGATCGTTAGCAACAAGCTCAGCAAGAGAAAACTCTTGCTTCCAGATTGCTTCCAGTTCATCATCATTATCTAGAAGGGCACCAGGAGAAGCAAACTCACTAGAATCATAATTACGATAACCAGCAACGTTCTTTGCTTTCAGTTTGAAGTTAGCACCTTGCCAGAAGTCAAATGGATCAATTGGAGTTTCATCTTCAAATTCTGGTTTCATAGCGGCAGAAATCTTATCAAAGATTTTCTTACCATACCGATACAGGAAAGTTTACCTTCATTTTCGGGATTAGAAGGATCTTTTACGACATAGATGTTGCTGATGTAAGTCAGTTTTCTTTTTTGCTTACGAGCAATTTCTTTGTTTGCGTCAATTCCCGAATTCCATAGACCAGAGTTGTGCTCACAGATAGGACATTGCTGACCGAGTGTGGTAACACAATTATCAATCAACCATCCACCAGAACCTTGGAATGCGTGAGAATAAATCTTCACGAATGGAATATCTTCGTTGTTGGGAGCAGGAAGAAAGCGAATAACGGCATAACCATTTTGGCTCTTATCTGTGGTCAATTTCCAATAACGATCATCTTCAGAAGAACCAGCACTATTCAGTTTTTCAACTTCTTTGACTAGTTTTTCGGTTAAAGAACCAAGTTTGGATTGTTTTTTTAAGTTTGCGAAGCTCATTTGATTTTTTGGATAAATTGGATGTTTTGGATTGGACTTTTTAAGTATAGCAGATATAAAGTCAGTCGTCAAGAGATTTTTCAAGTTTATTGATAGTATTTTCTAATTGCTCAAAGAAAACACTTAATCCTTTTTCTGGATTAAATCCAAAAAGTTGAGCGGATTGAGTGATTTTTTCTTTCATTTTTACTGCTTCTGGATCTTCAGAAAGAGACATTCTAAAAATAAACAATTTTTGTTTTTCTAAAAATTCTCTCATTGTATCCAAATGTTCCTTCTTTTTTTCTTTTGTGGAAGAAGGAAGATCGTACAATTGATTGAAAAGTTTTTCTTGCAATTGGTCTAGTTCTATCAAAGATTCTCTGACTAATTCGGAGTCAAAAAACTTACTCATAAACAATCTCCTTGAGGATGTTCTTATATCCTGCTACATCAATATTTATAAAGCACTGGTACTTCTGAATTTTTAAACTCATCATTTCCCACACAGGATCATTCATTTTTTTATCAAAATCTTTTACATAATCTAAAATCATATTTAAAATAACCAAGGTTTCTAATGTAAGTGCTTTTTGTAGATACTTTTTAAGTAGTTCTGGATGATTGCCATTTTTACAATCAAATAAGTTTTCAAAATTTTCTTTTGATATAAAAACTTCACATTCAGTTTTAAACAAATAAGTTAAACTTTGAGATTTTTTTAACCAATTTGAGTATGTATCTTCACCGTTGCGAATAATATCACCAATCCATAGTCGTTCTGGATCATTACATTCGGCAAAATTAGCAACAAAGAAAGATTTTATTTCTTCATCATTTTTTTGACGAGATATTTTCTCAAAAAAATAACGATCCTTTCTTTTATGAAAACTATCTAGAGATGCTCTAGTCTTCCCACAATATTTAAAGTAATCGTAATTTTTTTTGGTAAAGTGATTTTTGAATGCTAAAAAATTTGAATAAACTTCAAATGGACTCATATGGGCAAACGTGCCTTGGTGGTCTTTTTAAGAAAATTCAAATGAATAGCATCACACTTTAATTTTTCTTTGAGTGGTTTTGAAACTAATTTTGAAACCGTCTCAATTTCAATATTGTTCTGTTCGCAATAAGTTACAATGGCATCAATATAATTGACTTTAGAGATTTTTACAATTTGCTCAATATCTTGAGCAAATTTTTGAGGACATAAGAACTTATTACTCAATTCTTCTTTTATTTCGTCATTCATACTGGGTAGATTTAGATTTAAAAAACTTTCTAATGGATTAGGCATAGGAAATCATAACATAATATTTATTATAAGATAAATTAATCAATCTGTCAAGCGTATTCTTGCAGCTTATCATTAGTGAATTTTTTGATATACTTAATAACTAATTTCATATATTTCTCCAAATCTCTTTCTTCATAAACAACAAGTTCTCCATTTTCGCAAGCCATAATAATGACAAGTTTCTTTACTTGAAGTCCAGTTCTTTCAAAAAGAGCCATACCATAAAACATCGCCTGAACGAAATAGTTTTCAATCCACTCCCGAGGTTTTGGTTTTGCAGAAGTCTTATAGTCAATAATCGCAAGTTCTTCATCAAACTCTGCGATAGTATCACAAGTACCAGCAACACCCAATACAGTGCTATACAGAGCAGTTTCTACTCCGTATATTTTATTCATTCTTTGAAGTGCTGGTTCAATTGTTTCAAACAATGTAGGAGCAGGTTCTGGAACTTTGGGAAGTTCTTGATTGGTAATATAATTCTCAACTAAACTATGTAAATTTGTTCCTCTTGTAGTTGCTGCTTTTGTAATTGCATCCGCTTTTGTATTGCCTACTTTTCTTCTCCAATCAATAAAAATTTGACGATTGAAATGGCTAGTCACGGAAGTAATGGAAACCATTTTTGTTGGTTTCTCATTACCATTTGGAATAGAATAATATCGCACTCCATCGATGGTTTCTCTATCCAGAGGAGATAAATTGAGTTCAACGTGCTCAAAGCGAGTAGTTGTTTTTTCTACTTTTTTTTCTGGATAGAGTTCAAGATATTTTTCAATACAAGGATTAGCCATTTACATTCCCAAAGATTTTTTAGCAACTACAAATTCCTTAACTAGCTGCGAACGACATATATCATCAACATCAAATTCAATTCTTTCGAATGAGGGCATAATATCAATAATTTTAATGAAATCTATGATTCCATTTCTTTCCGAAGTTTTAATTAAATCACTCTGTTCCACATCACCAGCGAACATAATTTTTGTATTCTCACCAACTCTTGAGATTATAGAAAAACATTCGTGAGCATTACAGTTTTGTGCTTCATCTACAATAATTATACAATTATCAAGTGTTATTCCACGAATAAAAGAAGTACACCAAAATGAAATAGTATTTTGTGCTTTTAAATTACCATAAAGCATTTCAAAGTCAGCATCAGATGGCATTTGAAACATATATTTTACCATATTTTTATATGGAATTTCAAATAATGATTTTTTATCATCTTCACCGCCAGGCATAAATCCAATCTCTCTTGTTTGAACTAATGAACGAACAATATAGATCTTTTCGTAAGGTGAGGTTTCATCCAATACATCTTGAAGTGCTTTATACAAAAGCGAAAATGTTTTTCCTGATCCAGGAACTCCGTGTGCAAAAATATTTTTACCTTCATTATAAAAATCAAATAATTTCTTTTGATTTTCAGTGAGTGGTTCGATGTTAATCAAAGAAGCTAAACTAATTGGCTTCTTTTTTTTCATTTGCCTGGAAGTCACACTAAAACCAACACCAAGATTTTGATTCTCTTGGGAACTTTTTCTTCTGCGTGTCATTGTACTTTTAGTTTAAGATTTACTTATGAGGACGAACATTGCTACCAGGAACTTTGCTGACCTTGTGTAATACTTCATTCCATCCACCATCAGTTTTCATTTGGAAATCTCCAACTTGACTCACAGTAGAAGGACATCCTTTAGACCAATCGGTTTCCCAGTCTGGATTATTTTTTGTCCATTCATCGTGCTCGCTAATTGGCATAAAGAAATTTTGAGTCTCTTTAGTTTCTTTATGGATTTTATAATAAGTTGGCATAATTTACAATTATTTACAAAATTATTTATTCTAGCGTAATAGATGAAGCGTCTTCACATTCTGGGCAGTTTTCTCTATAATTTAAAATTATTTTTTTTATGTGTTGGATAAAATATGTTATCCCCAAATCCATTTTCATAGAATTGCAAATTGGACAGCAAGAAACACAATTTTCATAAACATATCCTTTTGTATTATCTTGCCTATCAATTCCCCAATGGGGAAAAGGAATTCCAACCCTACTCTCTCTAATGATAGGTTCTTTACCACAATAGAAGCAAGGTTTGCATATTATATCATAATGCTGTTCTTTTGTCAAATTCCAATTCTTATTTCTATATTTAGAACTTCTTTTGGAATCACCATATATTAAATTGTGATATGAAGTTTTTGTTTTTTGTTTTATTCCAACTTGTTTAGCCCTATCTGATCTTAAACATCCACAACTTTTACTTGTACCTCGCAACAAATAATCGCCCCTCACCAATTTTTCCTTTACACAATCACATTTACATAAGTAACATCTGACTGGGCGATTATTTTTTCCATAATATTGAGTTATATGTGAGTCATCAATAATTTCCCATCTATCAAACTTTTCTCCTACGGTAAAAGCATTTGGTTTCATAATAGTAAATACACTATATTTATTTATACATTCACTACATTATGGAGACAATCTTGCTTTGTGAAGTCTCTTCTCTTCATAATATGCCCAAACATTTGGAGTCCATTTTTGAAGTTCTGGGGCAAAAGAATCACATAATGCTTGAATCTCAAGTTGTGCATCAAGTTTAGAACGAAGATCCATAAAATGAAGTACAGAACGAAGGTTAAATGATACTACAAAGTTCTGACGAATTGCTTGTGCAAGATAATCACGAATATGCTCTTCGCACATACCCTTATCATACTTCACAGCATAACGCTTACACCCCTCCACAATCCACTGTAGTTCATCTTGGCGGTCTTCTCCTGTCCACTCATACTTCTTACCCTTACGATTGGTATAGAACCCCACAGGGCGCACATAGAAGACTTCCTCAACATTCAGTTCTCCACTTGCAACTTTAACTACACGCTTACCAGTATAACGTTGAGATTGAACATCCCAAGTTGTTCCAATACGATGAGTCCGCGCCTGAACAATTACATTATGAACAAATCCAGCACAAGAAAATGTAATTTGTGGATGCTCCAAGGGTCCCCAATGACCTCTTTCATTTGCAAGTAGTTGTTCTACAATCCATTCACCACATTTTTGATGATTGGGAACTTGCACTTGATGAATTGGAACTTCGGAATAATCTCCTTTTCCAGCTTGCCAAATGACTTGTTCTGGAATTGGGTAGCATTGAAGCTTTACTACCTCAAGATTCTTATCAAGTTCAAGTAGGTCTTTTGATTTAATAGGTTTCATTTCTTTCCAAATCCTTTTGATGTTTGTGCTTCTAGTTTTGCTAGTTCTTCTTTTAACATTCTAAGTCGAGATTTCATTTCTTTTAATTTTTCAGGAGAATATAAATGATCCTGTTTAATCAATCTACCCATCAACTTAACTAATTTCTTTGCTTTCATTAATCAAAATCCTCAAAAACTTCATCGTAATCATCTGTATCTGGGGAACATTTTTGTGGTTCTCCTTTATCTAAAATTTCATTTTTTAATGATTCAACAAGTAATTCTATATTTCGAATAATAAGTTTTACTTTTTCTTTATTCATATTTTAGAATTTAACATCTATTATTATACACAAAAAAGGAGGAACTGTCAATTCCTCCTTAGATTTATCTTTTCTTTTTTCCTTCTGGTTTTGTGTATCC